CGGTAGTCCACGCAAGTCCCAATAATCCGGCAGCGTGTCGGCGATCACGATCTTGTCGCCGCCGCTGTGCCACCGCTGCAAGGATGGATCGAGTCGCAACGCCCGCCACCGGTCGGCGGGAACATTGCGCACGTGATCCATCTGAAAGCCGCCCAAATGCCAGCGATAGAACCCGCCGGGCAATCCCATGTCCGAGCCCTTGGGGAGCCATGTCGCGAAGACCCGCCGCAAGTAGCCGCGATCCCAATAAATCCACGGCACGCCGTCCCGCTGCCATCGCTGGATTGCATCCTTGAACGGCGGCGAGCAACCGACGATCGGAATCTTGTGGCCGGCGACGGCGACCAGCGACTCATAGTCATGCCGGATGACCATCCCGCCTTGATCGGCGACGTGCTTGGCGATGCGCTCGAACAAGGCGAGCTTGAACTTTTTGAGCCCGGGCGGGATGAAAAATGCTACGTCTCGCGGATTGATCATTGCTAGGTAGTTCCCCTGACTCCGCTACAGTTTCAAACGACGGTAAAAGCGGCGCCCGCACAAAGGAAAAAAGATGACCAATGAAACGGTATTGCTCCTGCTTGTCGTGATCTGTCTCGTTGCCGCGCTCGCGCGCGAGTCATTGCTATGGCTCAAGCGCCGACGCCTGCCGTAGTCGACGCCCGGTTCGCCGCCGCATCTTTCTTTCCCAGACCAGATCCATCCACGCAAGCGTGACGATGCACAGGATCATCACAGCGTTTGTGATCGCGCCTGGGACGTTAACCTGCCATTGATTCTTCGCAAGCCCGTACGCGCGGTAGCACAGCACGGCAATGACGACATAATAGACAATCCGACGAAGCAGCGACCGGACCGAGTATTCACACGAGAACCCGGAAAAACGTGTACTGATTTGCGTCACAACCAGCAAGACAAAGGCCATAACCAGATCGTAAACCGCGAGCATATCACCGAGATCATCTAACCTTGGGAGAATCGCCGCCATTGCTCGACAAGCCCAATTTCGTTTGAACGGCCCTGACAACCCCTTGCGTCAGCGCCATCGCGCCGAAGCCCGCCACAAAGCCGCACGTGCCGATCGAGAATCCCGACAATTTTGCCAAGCCGATGGCGAGATAGTTCGCCGCAAAAACCCCGGACATGATCGAGCCGACGACCGTGTAAGGGTCAGTCTGCCGAAAAAAGAAGGCATGAACAACACCGCCGGCGAAGCCGGCCACAATCAGCTTAAGATCGAGCCCCAACGCCGTGAGAAATTCGACAACGGTATCGCGCGACATTGCATCATCGCCAATGCTGATCGACCCATGGCAAATGCCGGAATTGCGCCGGGTTCCTGCGGCCGATGAAGGCAACGATGCGAGCGCCGGCCGGCAGTTTGCGATCGTCACCGATCGGCCATCCCGGCTTGCGGAAACCATAGATGCCGCTCGGTGCTCCGACCTTCCAGCCGGCGGCGTTCGGCGTCGTGTGATGGATCCAACCCTGATCATCCGGGAATTCGTAGAAGGGGATCGTCTTCGCGGCGTGTAGCGAGAAATCTTCCCATACGTTTTCGTGCATGCCGGCGCGAAGCATCATCACCGAGCCGTTGTAGGGGCACGGGTTGGCGGCGTTGGCGCCTTGCAAGATCAGGAACGACTCGCGCCGGTCGAATAGTTCATCGAGCGGCCCGGTGATGACCATATCTAGGTCGAGCGTCACTAGCCGGTCGCCTTCCTTGATCCCGTAGAGTCGCTGCCATTCGCCCGAGAACATGCGCAACCGGCAAAAGCAGCCCGGCCACAACGCTTCGTCGCCGTTCGGCGGTGTCATCACAACGAATTCGTGCGGTTGGCGAAGATGCCGGCGCACGCCGCGCTGTAGCCGATCGATGTAGGCTTGCGAATACTTGTTGCCCCACAGCCACGTCGAGACGATCAACGCCATGTCAGGATTCCGATGCCGTTGTCGTTGTGCGTTGGGTCGAGGCGGATTTCATCGAACGTCGCTTCCGCCGCGTAGTCGCGTTTGATTTCCTCCCACACCTTGGGAACCTCGATCGGCAATCGACCGGGCTTGCGCGGACCGGCGCTGATGTCATGAAAGCAAACGCGTTTGGCGGAGCGCCCGTAGTTTGCCCAATCCGCACGAACGAACGCTTCGGTGTGGTTAGCGTCGATGAACAGCAAATCGAACGGTCCTAGTTTCTGGACGTGATGGCGGATCGCGCCGTCGGTGCTGTCTCCAATAAACAGTTGCACCCGGAAGCCGTCGTTGAACAGATGCGTGATGCATTCGCGCAACGATTGCTCGCTGTCCGAGCGGCCCCATTGACCATGCGGCAGATCGACGGCGACGATCAGCGAACCTCTCGCCATCTTGCGCGACACTGCCCAAAGCGTCCCGCCGAACTTGCATCCGATCTCGCAATAGGATTTCGGCGCCCATTGCTCGACCCGCTCAAGGAAGGCGGCAAGCTCGCCTAGATGCTGTTGCGGTTTATTGCTGTAGTGTCCCATGGTTCGCGACCATCCTATTGATTGCCCATTCATAGACTTCATCGACACTGATCCGATCGAGCGCCGCGCGGCAGTGCTCACAAGCCCGCCATGAACCGCAAGCTTCCGCGCCGCCGGTCAGATTAACGTGAATCGGATAGCCGGTCACTTGCGGCGGAATGAAACCGCCGAAAATAACGACGGCCGGCGTACCGACCGCCGCCGCCGCATGGTGCAAGCCGCCTTCCGGCAGGATCGCAAGCTCGACGCCGGATAGCGCCGCCGCCGCTTGCCGGAAGCTCGACACGGGAATCACCTGCACATCGCGCAAGCGCACCTTGCCGAAGCTTGTTTGATAAACGTCGAAACCATTGCGCCGAAGGCGATCAGCGATTTCCTGATAGCGGCTCGCGCCCCAATCCTTGTTCGGCGCAACCGGCTTGTGCCATGGAACATTAGGCTCGATCAGCACCCCCGGCCGCCTTATGGCCCATCGTTTTTCGTTATCGGTGAAATAGAATTCGCCCGGCCGTGGCCGAAACATGTGATTCCAGATCCATCGCCCGCCGCCCGGCGCCGGCTTGTTGTACCAACGCGAGCCCTTATACCAAGCGATCCATTCGACCCGATCGTGAACTTGCGTCGCAATGTTCGGATTGAACCGGAACGCTTCTTCGCAAAAAGGCCCCCATATCAGCTTGCGCCCGTCGCCGAAGGCGATTTGCCGGCCGCGCGCATGGGCGCCGCGCGCTAACCCCGTCGCCATGACTTCGTCGCCAATTCCCATCAGCGGAAGTACCGGCCGAACGTTTCCTTGGTCGCATAGCGTTCCGGCGGATAGCCGTTCGCCTTGGCGTCGTCGAGCACTTCATCGAACAGATCGATGATGTCGGGTCGCCAGTGCGGTTTCGGTTGATAGCGATGCGCCGACCAATGCTTCGCACCGCCGGCCGCCAAGCGCGGCACCGCATAGCGCAATTGCGGTTGAGTTGGGATCGAAGTGTAATGCAAAATCTTTATGTCCGGGTCGCGGATATCCTTGTATTGCTCCCCGTCGAGACAATTCCAATTCCCGCCCTCGAAGCGCTGCACCGCCGTCGGCGGGAACTTGCGGCGCAAGTGAGCATAGAGCGCATATTCTCCCTTGATGCGCCCGATCGGCGGCAAGTGCGCTTTCGCCTTGGCGCAATCCCAAAGCGTCGTGCAAAACGTGTTCTGATCCTTGGCGATGCAAAACGCCGGCCCCCGAATTTCCTGATTCCATAGCTCGGCGATGTCCGCCATGGCGATCATGTCGACGTCGAGATAGATCGCGCGACCTTCGAAATTGCAGAACGCCGGGATCCCCCATCGAAACCCCGAGAACGGCGTCGCCCATGATTGCGTCAACCATCCCGCCTTGCGTTCGGCCGACGAATACCAGAACGATGCCGGGTCTTTGCTCAATTTCATGAACGTTATTACGAGCGGTTCGCTGGCATGCTTGCGCAACGACCATTCAAGGACCGCTTGGCTTTCCAAGTCTTCGTTGTTCGCCGGACACCCGACAAAGATCCTGATCATAGCTGCCACCTCGCGAGCGCTTCGGGGATCGTCATCTTCGGATAATTTACCAGCGCCGAAATCGGCGAGCAATTGACGACGTCAATGCCGCGCTTGCGCAAGCCGTAGGCCGCACCGTCGAACGCTTTCTTCCAACGCACGACGTTGGATTGCGCCGGGTTGTTCATCGGCGACGGATAGCGGCCGAACCAATGTTCGCCGTGCTCAAGCGTGCAATCTACGCCGACAAGCAAGATGCCGGTCGCGCCGAATTGCAGCGCAAGGTTCATTGCCTGAAAGGCCGACGTCCCGCCGGCGCCGAGATAAGTCGGCCGATCGAACAGCAATTCATCGCCGGCGGGATTGTCGATCCAAATCCGTTGCAGCCCCTTGTAATACTGGCAAGCCGTGCCGTCGTGGCATAGCCGCAAGCCGGCGAAGTCCGGCAAGCCGCGATGGTGGTCCCACCATGCCTTATCGCAGCCGTAGAGAATTTCCGCCCACGGGCAAAGCTTGAAGCTTTCGTTGATGGCGATCACATGGATCCGATCGCGCAATGTCTCGACGCCGGCCTTCTTTGCGCTCGGTCCGGCGCCGACGATGGCGACGCATTCGCCGGTCCAATCCTGCCACCAAGACGGCCCGTTAGTTAGAGCGCCGATCGGTTGGCACGTTGCTGCGTTTGCCTGTTGCAAGGTTGCTCCGATGATCAGCGGCCAAAGGTCCGCGCCGCGATCGGGTTGTTCGTGGCGGCACCGGCGCGACAAACGGGGTATCGAACGGAACATGGAACGAGCCTTGCCATACCGGCGGCCGTGCCGCCGCTCGCGACAGCGCTTGCAACCATTTCTCGATCGTGACCGTGTTGACGATCGCCGGCATCGGGAATTCGGGGAAGTCGAAAGCGCCTTGCCGATAGCGCGGGATCGGAACGGCGCGACTCAACGGTCGCTGCCATTTCTCGATCGTTATGTGCTCGAAGATTTCGGTCAGCGTCCGAACATGGAATCCGGCGGCATAGCGCGGGATCCGCGCCGCGCGCGATAGCGCGACGTGCCACGTCGAGACTGTCCCGGTGTTGAATTGCCGCGTGTCGAACGGGACGGACGTCGAGCCCAAAGCGTAGTAGGGGATCCGCGCCGCGCGCGAAAGCTCGCGCAACCACTTATCGATGGTTACCGTGTTGGCGATGACTTGTGCGGTGTCGAACGGGACGATCGACGCGCCGAGCGGCGCCGAGCGTGGGATCGGCGCCGAGCGCGAAAGCCGCTGCAACCACTTGTCGATCGTTGCGGTGTTCGGTTGGAACGTGTCGAACGGAACGACGCTATAGCCGGCCTGGTAATAGGGAATCTTGGCCGCGCGCGAGAGCGCCTGTTGCCATTTATCGATCGTCTCGGTGTTGATGTAGATTTGAACGGTATCCATCGCGAAGAACGATGAACCGGGCGGGGCAATGCGCGGGATGCGAGCCGCGCGCGAGAGCGGCTGCAACCATCTATCGATCGTTTCGGTGTTGTCTTGCAGCGTGTCGAATGGGACTTCGGCGAAGCCCCACGGATCAAGGCGTTGGAACGGGACCGCACGGCCGAGCGGTTGCAACCACTTGTCGATCGTCTGCGTATTCGGCTGGAACGTATCGAACGGGACGAACGCGTTGCCCCATGGATTGAACCGCTGGAACGGCACGGCCTTGCCGAGCGGCTGCAACCATCTATCGATCGTGATCGTGTTGTCTTCGGCAACGAACGCCGGCGCCACATAGAACCCGACGGTGTCCGGCAGGATGCGCCGCGCGCTCGACAAGGCTTGAAGCCATTTATCGATCGTCTGAGTGTTCGTCTGAAACGTATCAAGCGGAACGAACGTCGAGCCCCACGGATAGGGTCGCTGGAACGGCACCGCGCGGCCGAGCGGCTGCAACCACTTGTCGATCGTCTGCGTGTTCGGTTGGAACGTGTCGAACGGGACTTCCGTGAAGCCCCACGGGTCGAGCCGTTGAAATGGCACGGCCTTGCCGAGCGGCTGCAACCACTTGTCGATCGTCTCGGTGTTGTCCTGCAACGTGTCGAACGGCACGACGGCGAAGCCCGGCCACACCGGCGGACGCTTTGCGGCCCGCGAAAGCTCGCGAAGCCATTTATCGATCGTTTCGGTGTTGTCTTGCAGCGTATCGAATGGGACGGCAGCTTGCCCCTGATTGACCGGCGGACGCGGCGCCGCGCGCGAAAGCCATGGTGACCAATTCACGCCTGCGGCTTCGACAAATTGCGGCGTGTTGAACGGTACTCGGTGCTCGCCTTGCCGGTAGCGCGGGATCGGAACGGCCTTGCCGAGCGGTTGAAGCCATTTGTCGATCCGCTCGGTGTTCGGCTGGAACGTGTCGAGCGGAACGAACGCATGGCCCGGCCGTTGCGTGCGCGGGATCGGTGCCGCTACGCCGAGCGGGGCGTACCACGTGAATGTCGGCGCTTCCGGAACAAGCGGGTATGCGGTTGTCGGCGGCGTGAAGTTTGCCGTCCATCGCGCGAGCCCGATATCAATGTGGAATTCGTCGATCCATCCGTTGAAACTGTTTGTACCGTCAGATCCTAGAATCGGACCAACGCTCGTAAATGCGTTAGTAGTCCAATTAACCGCGCTCGAATCAAATGTCGAACCTACTTGCGTTCCATCGACAAACATCCGCACGTTTCGCGAACTATCACAAGTCAGCGCAACGTGATACCAAGTTGCCGTCGAAAGCGTTGAACCTGTTATCCGATCCGAACCATTCTGGAATAAGCGAATTTGCCCGCCCGCTGCCAAATACCATTGAAAGCTCTCCGGTAGTGTACCGTGAGCATAGAAGTTCCCTTGCGCAGCCGTCGAATTCGGGCGAATCCTCATGTCAATTGTAAACAGCACCTCCGTGCCGAAATTGAACATCGGATTGCGTGTGTAGTTATTGGCAGGAGTCGAGCCAGATCCAGGGTCTAGCCAATCGCCGGTCCCGTCCAACAAAAGGGAAGCTGTGCCAAAGACTGATTGCGCAGTGTCTAGTTGCGCATTCCCACGGGGTGAGAAGTTCTGAAACGTAGCATCGTGATCACCTTCGACTGTGAAAGTGGTTGAGCCGTCAGTGCCATCGAAGTGTGCATAATGTTGCCAAGGATCATCGTCCTTGAACGTTACCGTTTCATTCAAGGTGATGTAGCTATCGCCGTCCGCTGCCGCCGTCGGCCCATCGAAAGAAGCCGAGCAAGTGAAGCCGCTGGCCATGGTTCCGCCAGCCGCAGTAGTGAACATCCGAACTATGAGCCGATCATCTTCCGCAAACGACATACTTGTCGGCGTGAACGTCCAGTTCATCGCCGCACGTGAAGTGCCAAACTCGACGCCGTCATCCCACGGCGATCCCGTCAACTCGGTTTCGCTTCCCGCCGCTGTCCTCTTGTAGAGCCGCACGCGAGCGCCGCAATTGGCGCTCATGCTGTTTTCAGACGCCCACACATTCATTTCGACTAGACCGGAAAGCGTCCAGCCGCCAACCGGTGAACGTCCGCTAATCCATTCAATAGCCTCGTTAGCAAGACCTGACGGCATCCATTGCAGATTAGTTCCGCTTGCCGTCGTCTGAGTTATAGGGGAAGGCGCTTGAGCGGCGGCACCGCGAGTAAGACGGAGATCGCGGAAGTTTCCGATCCCGCTAGTCCCCCGATTCCGAAGATAAAGCTTCGTCGCCATCAGTAATCCCAACCATCACGGTTCCAGCGCGCTCGATACCAAACGCCGAGCCGCCGAAACCTATAGCCTTGAATGACGAACCAAGCCCGTTTCCACAACGGGCTTTCGATTGTGTCGATCCACTTTTCGACGCGCCGAACGCGCGCGGCTAGCGCGACGTAATTGATCCGATCGGGAGAGGCTGAGGATCCGGGATCGCTTCCAAGTGTGCCGCCCATATCATCGCCCCTATTTCTTTTTCCTCCGGGCTTCGCCTACGGGCTTCGTTCTCAAAATCGCGCGCCGGAAAATCCCGCAATGCAGAAAGCAATTCTTTCGCGCGGCCCAAAAAATTAACGAATTCGGCTTCGGTCATGTCGGCCGCCGAACGTCCTGAACGATCCGCTTTTCGACGTTGTCGAGCACGCCGCTGATCGTTTGATTCACCGCCGGGATGTCAACCGGGTTGCCTTCGGGGTAGCTCGCCCAAAAACCCTTTACCATGCGATCCTGCCCCATTTCGTTGAAGTCGTGAGCGATCACATGGACCGTTATTTGAATCAGCGTGTCACCGCCGCCCGCGTTGGCGGTGATGAACGTGTAGGGATGTTCGAACGCGGCGCCCCGTTGATTCGTCTTGGCCGCGATGTGCGTCAACTGTGAAGGCGTTAATTGCGTCATGTCGTTTCCCTCAATGCTCGACGGAGCGCGGCGGCCCGTTCCATGCGCTCAAGTTTCTTTTCGAACGGGTCGCATCCCTTGCCGACACATTGCTCGCATATCAACCGATCGCACATGCCGCAACGCGTGAACCGGCGCTCGAATGGTTTCACGTGGACGACTTTGTTGCAGTGATGACAAGTGAACGTGTCGGCTTCTTTGACCGGCCCGAACGGTCCGGTCAGCGTCGCGTAGCCGGTCAAGCCGCGCATGGTCATGACCAGGACTCCAACTCGCCGAGCAATTGCCCGGCATCCTTAAGCCATGGCGAATGGCGAGCGCATTGCGTGCAAGCAATGCGGATGTCATCGCGATTGCCGTCGTGAACTTCGACAAGCGCATAGTAGTTGCGCAAGCTCGCGCCGGTTTCCGTGTTGCGGTACGGCCCATGAGGATAGAGCGGCGGATCGTCGATCCGGTCGACGTAGTAGTCGCCCGGTCCCATCTTGCCGCGCGTTTGGACCGCGACGGCAGCGCCGCACGCTTTGCACGCTCCGAGCCGCATCGCCTACTCGCGGAATTTCAATTCCGCCATCGCCGTACTGGCATAGTTCGTCGACTGTGCCCGCACCGCGTAGCCGTTTTCGTCGGTCGCCGGAACAACGATTTCGCCCGGTCCGCCCGGATTGACGACCCACCGATAAGAAGCACGCTGGTTCGCCGCCAAGCCCCATCGCGAGCTAGACGCCGTGACCGTCGGCTCGGCGGTCGCGTTGGCATCGGCCGTGAGGCGGCCGGCAACGTCAGCCGAGTCGAGCGCGACCGGGATCATACCGGTGCCGCTGTAAGTACCAGCAGCGGTGACCGCCGACATGTCCCAGATGATCGCGCAATCCGTCGCGTTTGGAACGCCGTCGGCGCCGACGCTGATCTCGAAGATGTAGCCGCGCGCCAAGCCGAGCGTCGTCGTTTCCGCCGTCAGTACAAGCAACGATTTGAACGAAGTCGACAGCGCTTGCCGCGTCCCGGAAGACGCGAAAGCCGGACCATTGTTCACAGTGTAGAGCGCCATTGTAGAACCTCCTTGCTACGCGATGCCGAGATAGACCCGCCGGCGGCGTAGCAATTGCTCGGCGGACCAAGACAAAGGGTTGTTGATCGCTCCCGTGATCGACGTCTCGCGATTAGCGTAAAGCTCGCCGGTCAGCAACAGGATCGCGTTTTGGATATCGGCCGGGACGGTGCCCGTCGCCGGCGACATGGTCGTGTCGACATAGCCGGCGCGGTAGCGAATGCGAACCGCGTTGATGCCGTCGAACGTTGCCGGCCACGATCCATCGGGTAGCACCCATCCCGGTTCGCTCTCGGCGTCGACGGTGTACTCGATAGGCGCCAACGTTTGCTCAACGCCGGCGCCGTCATCGTATTTGACCGATAGAACCTCGATCAGCGGCGGCAACGGCAACATGATTTCGTTGGCCGGGAATTTGTCGATGGTCAATTCCCACGTCTGATCGATCAGCGCCCGGCCCAAGAAACCGCGATCCCCGTCGACCCAATCAACGGCCGCTTCGAGATATTTCTCGATCATCGAATCTTCGTAAGTGTGATCGACGCGAAGATGCAACTTCGCTTCGGCCAGCGACACCGGCGTAATCGCCGGCGCGGATATGCGCTGCAATGCCGCTACCATTTCCGCCCGCCCGCCCCGATTTGAGTCAGGTCAGCGCCGCGCGGCCCGGTGTCGCCTTTCTCGCCTTTCTCGCCGTCCTTCCCATTCTTGCCGGGCAATCCGGCCTTGACGATCATCTGCCAATCATCCGAGCCATGCGGCCGAGCTTTCGTCTTCGTCTTCGCGGTATAGAGCGAACCGCCATAGGTGACATGATCGGCGCGCTCGTAGGTTTCGCCGTCGGTCCAAGTCCCGCGATAGCGATCGAGGAATGTCGGCTTCGTGAATTTCAATTCATGCATCAGGATCTCGCCCCGCATGAAGCGGAATCCGTAATGACGATCGTCCTCGAATCCACGGATGTCCTCGATCGACAGTCCGTCTTTGCCGTTGGCGCCGTTCGTTCCATTGTTGCCGGGCGGACCGGGAACGCCGGGCAACCCGTCGCGTCCGTCGCGCCCGTCGTTGCCCGGCGCCCCGGCCGTTCCCGCCGCACCGGGATCGCCCTTGTCGCCCTTGTCGCCTTTCTCGCCGCGTAGCTCGACGAGCGCTTCCTCCGCACGCTCGCGCCAAGCCTTGAACGCGGCGATCTCTTGTTCCCATTGCGTAGTGACGGATCCAAGCCGCGCCAGCGCCGCCGTTTGCTCGGCCTCGAAGGCTCGCTGACGCAAGTCCGTTTCCCGGCGAAAGCCGGCGACAACTTGCGCCAGCGCCCTTTCGAGCGTCGTTGTCGATCGCTCAATGATATTGCCGGGATTCGGCAAGGATTCGCTCGGCATTTGGGCTGCTTTCATCTTCGCCGTCGCCATCGTCAGCGGCGGCCGGCGGCGGCAATTGCGCGGCCGGCGACACCGTCGGCGGCGGGCGCTCGGCGAGCACGTCAATCGGCCAATTCTGTTGTTGCGATAGCGGCGTGTCGCCGCCCGGCTTCGGCGGCAGATTGAACCGTGCGCGCGCTTCGTTGATTGAGAAGATCGAGGCGCCGACCGCTGCCGCCGTCGTTTCGATGTTCGTCTTCGTGTCCATGCGCAGCAAGTCGTTCAAATCGAATTCGGTGTTATAGGGCAACTCTTGCTTGTCGAGCCCAAGCCCGTTGTCGAGCAACGACTCGATCGCCTCGATGTGATGCTGTAAGCAATGCTCATAGTAGTATTGATTCAGCGCTTCGACATTGTCGAACGACGGCACCGGACCGATGCCGATCATGAACGGCGGGACGCCGAACACGCTGCAAACGTTTTCCGCCGTCCACTTCAATTGCTCGATCAGTTGCGATTGCTCGGCCGGTATCGCCATCGGCTCATACTTCATGCCGCCCGACAGAATTGCGACCCGTCCGGCATTCTCGCCTGAAAATTCGGTTTCCCAGTACTCCTTATACTTTTTCGCCGTCGTGTCATCGATCGTGCCCGGCGACGTCAAGATGCCGCCCGGCCGCGAGCCCTTGGCAAAGAAGGAACCGGATTGCTTTTGAATGTTCAAGCCTTGCCATACCGGCAAGGCCGCCGCCATCAGCGGCGAGACGCCGCAAAGCGGATGCCATAACCAGCACATGACGTCGTGAATGATTTCGGACGCCGGGACGCGGACCGGCAATTGCAGCCCGGACAGATTGTCGGCGGGAAGCTCATACCAGACCGAGCCGTCGGGCGCGACCAGCGCCTTGATGCGATAGGGATCGAGCACGTATAGGCGCACGACAAGCCCGCGCTGATCGCGTTCCTTGAGCACGTAGGCGTTGCCTTGCATCAACTTGCTGATCATCCATGATTCAATGAACTTGCCCCGGATCTGATAATGGTTCGGCTTCCGCAGCACCGGCGAGAATGCAGCAACGTCGACTTCGGTTTCGATGTCACCGCGCTCTTGCATGAGCCGCAAGCGCAGTTTGCCGATGTCAGTCGCGATAAGCCGAATGCACGAATAGACCGCGAAATACGACGTGAGCGTTTCCGGCCGAAGCTCGACGTTGCGTTGCCATGCGCCGGTGAAAGGTTCGCGGATGATCGGCCACCACCAATTGCCGCGATCGTAAGATGCCGGCGTCGTCGCTTGCGGCGTCGCTCGCGTGATGACAAGCGCGTTGCCGTCGATCTTGAAATCGAAGCCCAACAATTGCATCAGGTTTCCGCCCGCAAATCGCGCCGCATATAGCGCCGCTTGTCCGGTTGTGGCGCCGGCGCCGCTGGTGGCAACGGCGCCGGCGCCGGCGGTTCGGAATCAACCGCGACCATGGCGCGGTCGATGACCACCGCCTTTTGACCGCCGGGCAAATCTGGGGCGGCCAATATGCGCGCGTCTTCGTCGCCGGCGTCCCATTCGTCACCTTCGCGGCGATCGGCCCATGACGTCAAAGCGCGCAAGCGTGGCATGGCTTCTTTTCCCAAAAGATCCGGGCGGCGATGCTTGGGCCAGCGCCGCCCGGCAAGTCAGGCGAAGGCTACTCGGCGTACTTGGCATTCTGGATCCACGCGACGGCCGACGTCCGTCGGCGACTCCACGTGATCCAGCGCTCGGCGCGCAGTCCAAGCATGTTGAGCTGCCAAAGACTGAGCATGTTAGTCGACGCCGTCGGCGGCGAATCCGGCGCGCTGTCCGCTTGCAAGCTTGCTTCGCGGCTCGCGTCGACGGTTACGGTCCCGTCGTCGGCCAGCAAGATTTCCGGACCGATGGCGAAGATCAGCGGGTAGCCGTCGGCCGGCGAGCCGCCGGTTGCCGGGATGTTTTCCGACGCGATCACCGGATAGCCGAGCAACGTTCCGCCTTGCGACGGGTCGATGCTCGGATAGATCGTCTGACCGAGCGAGTTTTGCGCGATCGAGAGCGACAGGGCTTGCTGTTGCGTCATGATCCAATAGCCGCCGGCGAGCGATTGATTGACGACCAGCAATTGGTTCATCAGCGTTTTCACGTCGGCGCGGAACGCCGCCATGTTGACGCCGGTTGGCGTGATCGGCGTGATCCCGTTCGTGATCGAGCCCGGCGAAACGCCGGTGACGGCGGCGACGGACGGGTCGACGAATTGTCGATCGACGAATTGCGTGATCGATTTCGCAAGATCGGCGCGAACCATATCTTCGGCCGCCGGATTCGAGAACCTTACAAGTTCCTCCGTCAGGATCACGATCGCGGCGGCCTTCGCCCACGTCATCGTGATCGTGTCGAGCGTCATCGACGTGACCGGCTTCGGAGCACCTTCGCCGACCCAATTGCCCGACGTTCCGCCGGTCACCCGGGGAATGCGAACATTGAACGGGACACGCCGCAACGAATTGAACCGGCCGATGATCGTCAGCGGCCGCAAGAATTCCGCGAACGCATCCGTGAAGTTCTGTGCATAGACCAGCGGCCCCGCCCATGTTGAGTCGTAAGTCGTTCCCGCCGGCACCGCCGCGCGCAAGTGGTACATGATGTCATCGTCGGAAAGGATCGTGAGCAATTCCGGCGTCGACGAATGCCAATCGGTCCGCTTTTTCGCGTAGCTCAAAGCATCCGACCGGT